CGTTGAACAGACCCAGTGGGGACTCCACCCTTGCAGTCGTTAGGCTTTTAGAAACGGGAGTATCGTTTCACTTAGCACGCCCGAAGTCATTTCAGCGTTTTGGGTGGTTAGTAGTAGAGACTCATGGAGCGCAAGCTCTTAGGCTCATCGTGTTGATGCGCAATAGTCACGGTTTTGGACAGTTTCCGCCTCTGCTGCTCTATTGATTCTAGGATATTGGCTTCCCGAGTTTCTATATTTAATGGCGGGACTTCCGCCAGGTTCTTGTGCACTCTGTGAGCATTTAACTAGCTGCATACATCTTTGAGTTGACTACCGAAAAAGACTTAAGCTGCTCGGTCAGAGGAGGACGAAAAACTAAAAACTGCTAGCGACAGGACCCCCGCTACGAAGGTCTCATGGTGCATACTTTATCATAAGTGAGATTACTTTTGGGCGATTGATAACGCAAATCAACAACTTCCAGACATCTCATCTTCAATTTCTGCTTTGCTTCATTTACAAAACCATGCGCTACAATAAAACGGCAACTATAAGTTGCCGAGTGAGAATATTGATTCACCAACGACGTGGTGACCTTTGGTAAACACTTGATGACCGTGCCTATGCCACCACAACTTGCCGAAATTGTCATAACGGCTATTTATGGGGAGGTCAGGGTGTTTGCCAACTATCAGCTGACTGCGAGATACGCCACGCACCCACGAAAACCAAGACTCAACAGTTGATCGAGGAAAGTGGTGCGAATGAATCGCGGTCAAGGGCTGCAACGTGTTCAATCCACGTAAATACGACTCTGCAGCAAACTGCTCAGCAACGCTGAGGCCAAATCGGCGTGCGATCAAATCACGAGTGCGCGGGCACTCTTTGAACTGTAGCTTCTCCAGTTCAAAACGCTTGGCATATGCTCGTTGAAACATCTCCATGTCACGATGATTCCTGCCATTCGTTCGTTTCATGAACGCGTCTAGGCAAACCCACTTCGTCACTCTCAGTCCGTAACGAGCAAGCTCGTAGAGAACAGGGCAACCAGGATATTGGAATAAAATGGAGAAAGATTTGGCTCTCAAGAGTTCAAGCAGTTTAATTGCGTTGCCACAAATGAACTGACCAGTTCCCCAACCAAACTTGATGTACACCTTGACTACATCTGTTATTGCGATTCGCTCAACCTCGTCAAAGATGAGGGAGCAGAAATCTGTGCCGGAAATGTCCGTCGAGGTCTTCATCTTACACTCAAACCCAACTTGCTTAAAGTCATCCTGAGACAACTTGTGTTCGGGCCGTCGTGAATTGATGCCATCGTCACCTTCAAACACTCCCTTGATTTGCCATACAGGACGCTTGTGCTTACGAGACATAAGCCAGCAGTACAGCAATAAGTTTGTGAGTGAATTGGTCAGTGACGTGGACATCTCCCCAGACATCTCAGCTTCAACGAGATCAATTATCACCTTCGCGAAATACAATTTCTGCGGACCCTCGATGACGTCCTCAAGGAACGACAAGAAGATCTTGACACAAAGACGTGCCAACAGGCGAACAAGATAACGACGATACACGGCGTGTGGTATCAGGCTTAAAATCAACTTCTTGAAATGTGCCTCAAAGCTGGTGAAGTCGGTTTCATCAATCTCCGCAGCTAACATGCGGATTTGCTCAATAATGTGGTCAATACGTTCTTCAATTGGAATGTGCTTAATGAAGAAAGGAAGCGAAAAGACAGCTTCACCAATGGCATGAAATATCGGGCCAACCATGGTTTTAAACCAATCAGAGCGAGAGTTAATAGTCCGAGGAGCCTTGGGCTCGACATAAAACTCATCTTTGATGAATGACTTACAGGCGCGCCAGCGCTTTGGTCGTTCGGCGTAGTGGGTGGCAAGCAACTGAGCTTGACGTAGAGCACTATAGCCTGTCTTAGGTAGCCACGATTCTACTGTTAGATCGGTGTCATACGGTAGTTCTACAACGTAGTAATCACACCATTCGTGGACAAATTTTGTAAGACTCGCTTCGAGTGAGCGGTCGAACGGGGGTTTAAGCAGCGCTAAACGCATCGCTGCTCCGGCAATCGTTGAATAAGCATCGTTCATCACAGGATGTGGATAACAGGCGCCAGAAACATGCGCCCCCAAACTCACTGCAACTACTTGACGTCGCCCACGTTTAGCAGATAAAACACAGAACGTGACATCCTCTTCGATATAAG